GTTCTAGTGCTTCTTTGCAAGCGTCAACTATTACATTGATACGACCTTCTGTGATATGAGGACATTCAAGTAATAAAATTGTCATTTTTAATGCTTCGTCTTTAGTAACCATTTTTACTCCTTAATGCTTGTTCAATAGCACGGGCAAACTGCAAAAAGTCTTGCGTATCTAAATCATATAAACAATGCCGTATCTCATCATCCGTTAATCCTTTCCAATTTTCTTTAATACTCCAAGTCGGATGTTCATTTTCATCGAATGTAATCTCGTGCAAAACATGAACGCCTTTCTCATATCTGTCATAAATGATTTTTGTCATTATGTTGTACTCCTGCCTTCTGCACGGGCTGAACTTTCAAGCGAACGCCATACTTCAATCTTCGCTTCTGCCCCAACCATAAGCCAGCGTAGTTTTTCGCACTCACTAACCGCATTTTGAAGGGCTATAAGGTGCGCAACATATTTTGGGTGGGCATAGGCATAGGTTTCTTTTTCTGATTGCGTCTTGGCGTCGTATGCTTCTGCCATGAGTATCGCTTTCATAGTTTTGCGGTATTCCGTCATGTAAAGCACATTGGCTTTTGCTACCGCATATGCTTCCGCATTGTCTCGAATAAAATCTAGGGCTTTAAATGGGCTAATATCTTGAGTATCAATCATCATTTTCCTCCAATTTAATTTTTCCTAAATACAACATATTAATTTCAGGCTCATCAATTTTGCTAAAAAGATAAATTGGCGCACCAGATTTTTCATACAAATACAAATATTGTGGCTTTTTAGGCTGTGGTTTAATGCGGTATTCCCATGTATCACTATTAGTCCATCTGCCATCAAAAGGCGACCAAGGTTCATCAGTATTTTTTTGATGATATTCAATCTCTGCACCATCAGCCCATGCTTTTATTTCTTTTACCCATTTATGTTGTTTCATTATTTATCCAATCCATAGTAATTAAAGAATTTTTAATAATGCTACGCAGGACAACCTCTTTTTCAACGCTTTCATTTATTCCAGAAAAACATAAATCAATAATATCTTCAAAAGATTGTGTGGCGATATTTCTATCGGATTTTAGTTTTGCAATTTCAGTTTCTAACTGCTCAATTAATTTATTGCTGTCTTGTTTTTTCATTTTTGCGCCTCTATGGTTAATGGAACTCGTGTTGGTTTTTGTTTGCCGCCTAATGGACTGCCTCTTAATTTGAATTTACGCCAAACATCATCTTTTTTAACAAGACAAGCCGCGCCTCTTGGAATATTCAAAGGCAAAACGAAATGACCTTCTTTTTCTAATCGTTTAAGCCTGTCTGTAGAAGTATTGCAAACCCTACGCAACTGCGCTTTATTTGTATATTTATGAGTAGCCATAAATTCTTTAGCGCGTTTAATTATTTCTTCATCAGTCAGTATTATCATTTTCGGCTTCTTTCTTTTCTTTTTCCTGTTTTATTTTTTCCTGCTCTTTTTGATGTTGCTCAAAAATCCAATCTTCTCTTGCGTGGTCAGCCCAATCAGGGTCACATCTCATATTCATTTAATCCGCCTTTCAATCGTAAAATTTCATTCGCCATTAACTCTATTCTTGATGCCACGCCTTTTTTGAGACAAATTTTGCTAATGTGATGCGACATATTCACTCGGTTTATGTCAAAAATAAAAGCCAATTCTGCATTAGACCTGCCAGAAAAAAAATAAGGGTAAATATCAGCCTCTTTTTTAGTTAATTTAATTGGCATTTACTTGATTCCTTTTCATATCAATTGCGGCAATAACTTCAAACCTAGTCTTTCCGGTAGTATTAACCCCAAGCTGTTTGGCTTTTTGAACCATCAGGGCATCGTTATTGCGCCATTCCTGCGACTCTTTTTCTTTCGTAGCGGCTTCGGCTTTTAACCAGTCAGCTTTGAAACCGCCCCAGCCACGTTCACAGCAAATCGTAATAGCCTCGTTAATGCTAATGCCAGCCTTGTCAGCCTCGCGTTTAATACCATCTAAAGCCGTTTGCGTAATAGGTAGTTTTTTAGCACGCCTTAAAACAAGATAATCAGACCAAAGCGTTAGCGCGACACCGTCAGGTGGATTTACTGTTGTTTTTTGTTTATTGTTTATTGGTTTATGGTTTATGTTTTGCATAAGGGGTGGTTTAGGGGGCTCAATAGGGGGGCTATTATCCCCCTTGTTCCAGCGTTTAGCCGCCCCAGCTTTGCCAGCCTCTTTGAAAGACTGGTACTGCTTGATTTCGGCATCAGCCCTATCGTTAAAATAACCCTCGTCAGTTTTAGTGAAATACTCGTCTAAAACAGAAGCCAATTCTTTTTGGTATTCGGAAAGCAACAATAAACGCGCTAATTGTTTAATGTCGGTGTTAAGGGCTGTTTCGTGAAGGTAGTAGTAATCTAATGCTCGGCGATAGCAAATATCTTCTATCGGGGTTAAATGTCTAGTATGACTTAAGTAGTCACCTATATTGAACTGGTAATAGTGCACATATTCCTCCCATCAAAAGGCATCTCTAAAAAGCTCGGGCAGGGTGGAGATGAAGCACCTTTTCGGTAATGAGCCTAGCCCGATGTAAGAAGTTTGCCTGATGTATTACAAAAAGGAAAGAACTATTTTTCATCAATAAAAACGTGGCACAAACCGCCTTTTACTATATCAGCCCGTTCAATTATCAATTTATCGACTTGGCTGTCATCTTCAAACGCCCCAGCTTGGCAAAGCGCATCTAACAAACTTTTAATGGAATTATCAATATCGCGCACTCTTTTATCTGTAGGATGCAAAACGATAGTTATTTGTAGTCTTTTCGTTCCGAACCCTTTATGCTTCTTTTCTGCGAATTTAACAAAAACGGCTTTTTTGAACTCTTTAGCTTTTGCTGTTAAAAACCGCATGGAGCCTTTGAAGCCCCAGTACGAATTAACGCTTGGCGGATAAGGTAATAATAAATATAACATTTTGCTTTTCTTTTTTGGAAAATGGGAAGATAATAATACTACTAGCAAAAGCTAGGGATTGAAAGGATAAGATATGACTATGAATGAAGAAATCTTGGATTTACTCAAATCCAAATACAACTCCGAAAATTACCCTATGTTTATTCAAGCAATCAAATCAGGTTGTTTGGATAGCCGCGAGGACATCATAAAAGAGTGCATGGCTGATGGCGATTATTGTCATTTGGGTCTAGCAATCATGAATGCTGTCACCGCAAAACTTGAGCAATGGGCTCAAGACGAAGTAGCTGGTCAATTTAACTCAACTCAAGAAGGATACGAATATTATGAATGATTTACGCGATGAATTTGCCAATAGCGCATTGCAAGGCATTATGGCTGGTCTATCAGCTAGGGCGATGGACGCTAATAACGAAATTCTTGCTCGCGTCTGCTACAACATTGCAGATGCTATGTTAGCGGCACGAAACATGGAACAAGAGCCGCCTGTAGAATTCGGTTCAGCGGCAGAAGCTCAAGCCGTGCAATAAATAATACAAAACACGAAAGGATAAGATATGAAAACTTTTAAAGAATTGCGCGAAATCAATGTCAACGATTACACGGAAAAGAAGGGTAATTTAACCTACCTTTCTTGGACGTGGGCTGTTGATACTTTGTTATTAAACGACCCCGAAGCAACATGGGAATTTCCAGAGCCTAAAGTTTGGAACGATACTGTAATGGTATTTTGCAACGTAACGGCTATGGGAAAAACCATGAGAATGCAACTGCCTGTTATGGATAACCGCAATAACGCCATCATAAATCCTGATACCCGTAAAATTAGCGATGCGACTATGCGTTGCCTAGCTAAATGTATTGCGTGTTTTGGAATTGGCTTATATATCTACGCTGGTGAAGATTTGCCTTCTATAGAACCTGACGCTGTAGATATTGAGCCAATGCTCGCTGAAATTGCAACGGCAAAATCAATGGATGAACTGCGCGATTTGTTTTTAGCTGGGGTTCAAAAATGCGGTAATAACCAAGTCGCTAAAAAATCCCTCGAAAAAGTGAAAGACAAACGCAAAGCAGAACTAGCCGTTGCGCCAAAAGAGGAGGCGTAATGGATATTATTGACCCAAAAAATGTACAGCAGGGAACAGACCTGTGGAAAGAACTGCGCCTAGGTCATGTAACTGCAAGTAATGTTGCTGATGTTATGGCAAAAGGCAAATCGGGCGAGGCAGAAAGCCGCAAGAAATACAAAATGCGTATTGTTGCTGAACGTCTTACTCGTAAAGGCGAAAGTGGTTTTTCTAATGCCGCGATGGAATGGGGCGTAGAGCAAGAACCATACGCTAGAATGGCATACGAAGTGACTAACAATACACTCGTAGACCAAACGGGCTTTTGGCATCATCCGCAAATTGCGTATGTTGGCGTTTCCCCTGACGGGTTAGTCGGCGATGATGGGCTGGTTGAAATTAAATGCCCAAATACTACGACGCATCTTGATTATTTGTTTGACGATGAAGTGCCAAGCAAGTATTATAAACAAATCCAATGTCAACTATGGGTTACGGGCAGACAATGGTGCGATTTTGTTAGTTACGACCCACGTTTACCCGAGCGAAATCAATTGTTCATTAAACGATGCCCACGCGATGAGGAATTTATCGCAGAAATGCAAACGGAAGTATTAGCTTTTCTCGGTGAAGTCGAAGAAATGATTAAATTATTACTAGGAGATATAAATGAGTAACGACTTAAACCAATGCCAGTTTATTGGCAGACTTGGCAAAGATGTAGAAATGCGCTTCACACCGAATGGTGACTCTGTAGCGAACCTTACTGTTGCTTGTGGCTGGGAAAGCCGCAATAAAGACGGCGAGAAAAAAGAAGGCACAGAATGGGTTAATGTAGCCGTATTCGGGAAACTAGCCGAAGTATGCGGTCAGTATCTTATTAAAGGCTCGCAAGTATTCGTGCAAGGGCGTTTGCAGACCGAAAAATGGAAAGACAAGGCAACGGGTCAAGATAGATATTCTAC